ACTCATGACCGTAGCCTCTGTTATATTGTTCATAAACTTTATCAAAACTTCCTAAATATGTAAAAGAAGTTCACAAAGCCGTTCAAAAGGTTTTGAATAATGGTGCGGATTATGTTGTGTATAATGATTTAACAGAAATCCGTAAAGGAAATTCTTCTCGCCTTGTATTCAGTAAGAATATGAATTTTCGAGAAGTTAAAGATGCAAAGGAACTAGTAGATTATATTATAAATGAGTATACAAATTCAGAAAATAGCAATGGGGTGTAAGCCCGATCCTTATAAATTCACGATTGTTGAACGGGAAATTGTCGGTCTATATACGATAGTTCTAGCTCGGTATGAGGGTTGCCTCTCATTCAGAGGAGAGAAATTGATGCTGTGTGATGCGATAATACCAGAGGATATTGAAACCCTTGATCCTCATTTTATGGAGGGACATCATATTATAGCCCGATTCGCACCAACTAACGTGGGTAAAGAATTAGCCAGATTGTGTGCAATTAGACTTAGTGCAATAACAGAACCTTCATAATGAATATTCTGCACGGATTGACGGGTAGTGTTGCAACAACACTTTATCCGAAAATGAAACATATATATGGGAACAGTTGTGTAAAATTTATTGCAACTAACTCTGCATGTGCTATAGAAGTTCTTCAAGAACCGAATTTCATTTACCGAGATTGGGATGAATGGCTTGTTTATCAAACAGAAAGTAAAGTCCTTCATATAGAACTTGTAAAATGGGCTGATGTTTTTGTTATTGCTCCGTGCTCTGCCAATACTCTTGCAAAAATTGCAAATGGTATTTGCGACAATTTATTAACATGTGTCGCCCGTGCATGGGATTTCAAAAAGAAATTTATAATTGCTCCCTCAATGAATACGAGGATGCTCAATCACCCTATCTATAATCAGCATATTAAAACTGTTGAATCTTGGGGTATTCAGATAATACCACCACAAGAAAAGAAACTGTTTTGTGGGGATTATGGTGATGGAGCAATGGCGAACATCGAAGATATAGTAAAACAAATTAAAAATTCTTGAAAATGACAAAGCAAACTGATAAATTAAAGAAATGTCAGACATTAATCGTTTCAAAGAGAAGACAGCAATCACAATAATCACATGTAATCGGGAACATGTATTTAAGAAATGTGTTGATAGTATTGACCGTGATGCAGTTGGTCAGATTTATGTCATCAATGCGGGTGATAAATACTCTGAATATCCTGATGATGTAAAGGTTATTCAACCTAAGCGCAACCCATCACCAGTAGGAATTAATAAAAACATAGCCCTTCGTGAAATGAAGAATGCGGGCTATGAATTTTTATTTTTGATGGAAGACGATATTAAGATTAGAGATAATAAGGTATTTGAGGTATATATAGAGACTGCAATGGATTCTGGTATATGGGGAGGTCAACTGTCTTTCGGTTTACATGGTGGATATGCCGCTGGAAACTTAAATGATGACGGTACACCCAAGAAGAAAATGACCGTTCAATATACCAAACATAAAGTGGATTTTTATCATCATGGCCCTCATGCTTTTGCTATTTATCATTCTAATGTTATTCCTCATATCGGCTATTTCGATGAGAGATATTTAAATTCTGCCGAACATTTAGATCAATATCTTATGACATATTATAAGAATTTAGGTATGCCTTTTTGGTGGTTCCCTGATGTCTATGATTCATTTAATTATCTAGAAGATGTGGATGAAAATTTAAATGAGAGTGTTATTCGAAAACAACCCGATTTTACTAAGAATTTCTCGTATAGTTGGGGATTATTTAAAGAAAAACATAGATTCTTCCCTCATGAGGTTCCTTCGTCAAGTCCCGAAGAGGCGCATGAAAGAATGGAATTTTTAGAAAAAAACTATGCACAGAAACAATTATTAAATGCATAGTTGACATCGGGTGTATTCTCTTTATATTAAGGTATGGAACTTCTTAAAGAAATAACAGACTTAGGATTTGAAATCGATAATACCCCATTATTGTCTGACACTTTTCAATTCGTGCCAATAAAGGATATAGGATCGTATGTAGATTATTCGTATGTTATAAAATATAATAGAATACCGTCCCGTGCATCACTAACATTCAAAGTAGATGATTTTATCAACATATTGAAGGTACTAAAAGAGTATAATTTTAAACTCGTCTCGGTTGCAGCATCATTTGGACGACGAGATGAATTTGGATACGTCTTTATAAATGATAATCATATAATGATCGATATAGGAAATACTGTCGGATCACGATCAGTATCACTAGCAATTGATGAAGACGTTAGCGAATTAACCACAACTAAACATAGAACAGACAACATCAATATATATTTTGATGTTTCCCTTGACTATTCGCTCGTTGATAAACTTCGTGAATCCTTTTCATTCGTCGAAGAACTTGATACTAAGGGCAAAATTCTTCTGTTTGAGAAGAATGAGTACAATGACATGGTTCTTACTCCTTATCCAGTGAGAGGATATGATTTAGATATACATGATAATTATAATGATGATTTCGCAGAAGTTCATGAAAAATTGGTTAAGTGGATACCAGATTTCAAATCGCAGAACAATAAACTAGTGTTGTTCAATGGTGAACCAGGAACGGGTAAAACGAATTATCTCAAATATCTTCTGAATAATACACCAGATGTTAAAAAGATTTACATTCCACCATATTTTGTTCAATCTATATCCGACCCGTCATTTTTTCCTATAATTAAGAGAGAAAAGGAATCCTTGCTTATCATCGAAGATGCAGAAAAGATTCTGGTTAACAGAGAGGATCAGTCAGACAACAGCACCATCTCAATTCTGTTGAATCTATGTGACGGTATTATGGCAGATGTCTTAAACTTTAAGATTATTGCAACATTCAATACTGATGAAAATAAAATCGACGATGCACTTAAACGTAAAGGCCGTATGTATATGAAATATAAATTCGGTAAACTTGCTAATAACAAAGCAGCAAAATTGTATGAAAAAGTTCATGGAGTCGAGCTAAATACAAACGATGATATGACACTTGCCGACATATATAATGACGAAAATGAATTCGGTAAGAAGAAAGAAGTTAAAAAAATAGGATTTGGGGTATGATAAATCGAATATTGAAATTTAGGAAATGGTCGCGAAGAGAAAACCAATGGATAAACCCTGCTCGGTTAGAAATATTTCGTAGAGATGGCATATTGAAGGATTTGTACGACCCAGATGAAGAGGACGGAACAATAGAGCAATACACGAATATTGATGATATTAATGGGAGAGAACTTTATCAAGGAGACTGCGTTCGAACTCTGGCAATACCCATCCCAGGCAATATACAATATATAGATGGTATATACTGTATATGTTATAAACAAATAGATGATGTAAGTCGTACGTTTCTACCAATACAAAAAGATATAGAATATTTAGGTAATATTCACGAAAACCCAGAACTAATCAAAAGTACTATATGATAGGAGTTGGAATAGTTACATACGATAGAGAACAAGAATATTCAGAATCTTATGAGGCTATCAACCATTCCAGTATAGGTGTTCGATTTGATGTAAAGGACGGTGGAAAACCTGATTATACCAAAGATTATAAAAATTTATTAACCCTTGATGAGAATAAAGGGGTAGGTTTTTGTAAAAACCTTATTTTAGAAAACCTCTTATCACAAGGATGTGATCATTTATTCTTATTAGAGGACGATTGTCTTATAACTGATAATAATGTATGGAAATATTGTATAGATTTCGTTAAACATACAGGGCTTCTTCATTTCAATTGGAATAACTATAGGTCAGAAGATGATAAGCACTATCCGGCCAAGTTTCCAAAGCATGATGCATTGATATCGTATAATGTGGACGCCAATTTCTCATATTTCCATCGAACGTTTCTAGAAGAAATACGTTTTGATGAAAACTATGTCAATGCATGGGAACATGTAGATGTCGAATACCAAGGCGTTTTAAAGGGCTTTCTACCAGCATTCCGTATGTTCGTATCACCAGCCAATTTAAGCTCGTATATGAGGGTCAATGACAACGGGAAATCCTCTATAGTAGGACGACCACTCCACCACGAACGAATTATTCAAGGATATGATCATTGGTTGAAGAAATGGGGGAAATCCATAAATGACATAGATGGTTTGTCTATGGAAACATTCAAGGCGAATATGACAGATATTACAAAAAAATATGGAAAAAGATAATATAGAATATATTAAACAATTAATACAAGAAGAGGGCGGATATGTCTCTTGTGTCGAGCCGATGGGACCATTAACGATGTTATTTTTCACGATTAGACCGGAAAATACCGAAACTGTACGTTATGATCGGAGAATGCTCGAATATGACATATGGAGATTGGATGATGCTGATGAATTGCGACCACATATAAGAGATATTATCGCAGATTCTAACGGAATGGCTCCGGTGTTTTCTGTATATCGAGTATATAGAAACCCCGACAATAAATTGATAATCAGAGCGGGTTGGATAAATTCAATATGGGGAGGCAAGAATACAACAGAGACAACATACGAAGAGGCGAAAGAATTGATTAAAAATCCTCCCGACAATCAATCCCATATTCATTGGGAAGATATGAAAACAGTTTATAAACTATAATATGAAGATTGATCTGATTACAAATACTTTTGGAAAATACCATAGACAAGATATTGCCGTGGATTCTTGGCGACATTTAAAAAACCTATACCCTGATAATATAAGTCTGAACAATCTTCAATTTGAAGACGAGAAAGATTCATTCACGGATCATTATGAAGAAGTGGACACGTCATTTAGGTTGAAAACCTCTAGTAAAGACCTTGTAAAAAATGGAACAAAGAAACTGCCATTAATATCAGAGATTTTGTTTTCGGGTTTTAAATATGATGTCGATTATGTCATATACACAAATAGTGATGTGATTATCATGCCACATCTTATAGAATATATCATAAATGAAAAGCCAGACTGTATGGCAATCTCTAGACTGGATATAGAACATATTGATACGTTTGATAATATATTGAATCAGGATATTAGACCTATAAGATATGAAATTGCAGGAGGCGATGTATTTGTGCTCAAACGGGAATGGTTTAATAAATATAAAAAGTATCTATGGAGTAACTTTTTGATGGGGATGCCGTACTTCGACAATGCCCTTATGGGGTTGATGGTTATATTTGGAGAGAAATTTAAATTAGGAAATAGCTACCCACCATATGCATTTCATATTCACCACGGCACTGCATCAGTGGATACCCCATGTCCAGAACGTGACCATAATCAGAAGATATTTGAAAAAAATCCAATGTTTCAAATAGCAAACAACATAATCTTTCATAATCTACAGCATAATCTATGTAAAAGAACGCCTTGGGGAGCCTTCCTACAACCACAAAAAGATGAACAGAAAATCCAAGAAGATTTCTTTAGAGAAATGAATATATCTGAATTAAATAAAATTCGATATATAGAATGAAAAGATTAGGAATTATACAACCAGGGAAGATAGGAGATATTATCATATGTCTTCCTATTGCAAAGTGGTATTACGATAGGGGTTATGAAATTATATGGCCCGTTGATCGACATATAATACCAAATTTTATAGATCATATAAATTATGTTAAGTTTATACCTGCCTCATTTGACTGCGATTTAGCGAGACAATTGTGTGCTAATGAAAGATGTAATACTATTATAGACGTAAGCTTTACCATACCAAATGGGAATGGATACAACACCGATAATTACTTGGCCCAATCCTCAATTGAGTTTGATGAATTTAAATATAATATCGCAAATGTTCCATTTGAACAGAAATGGAATCTACAATTTACAAAAAATATAGACAGAGAAATAAATCTATACAACAGAGTTGTGACTGAACGATCACACGTAGTTGTTCAGTGGCACGGTTCCGATTGCTGCCGACATGCAATATTTGATAATCCTGATAATCACCAAATCGTCGAAGTTAAACCGATCACAACTAGTATATTTGATTGGATATATACACTAGAGAAGGCTCAATTTATGGTTCTAATAGATAGTAGTATTGCCAATCTTGTAGAGCAATTAGGACTCAAACAAAAAAAATATCTTCTTACTAGACAAAAAGCACGCCCAACACTAAAAAATGATTGGATTATAGTTCCGTGATTCGTAAATATGAGAATGATAGAAACTATTACCTTTAATAAGGTCGATTATCCAAAATTTCAGAGTATAGGAAATGCTGCACAATTTGCCATACCATTCGCAAAACATGTATGTGTTGGAATGGGGGTAGATGTCGGTTGTAATAGATTAGAGTGGGGATTTCCCGGCGCATATCCTATTGATCCTGCCATTAATAATTGGGATGCATTACACTTTCCACCTGAATATGAAAATAGAGCATTAGATTTTGTATTTTCATCCCATTGTCTCGAACACCTCACAAATTGGGTGGATGTTTTGGATTATTGGACAGCGAATCTAAGATCATCAGGCGTTCTCTTTCTCTACCTACCATCATATCAACAAGAATACTGGCGACCATGGAATAATAGAAAACATGTGAATATATTCTATCCAGAAATGATTAAAGATTATTTGGAGAATTCAGGAAAATATGATAATATATTTGTTTCTGGAATAGACCTTAATTGTTCGTTTATGGTAATGGCGAATAGAAAATAATATGAGAAAGATTGCATTTACATTGGTTTTAAATGGGATGCCATTTATAGAGCAGCAAGCGAAAATAATACCCGAAGTGTTTGATGTCTGGTATATCATAGAAGGGGCAACCCTCCCCATAAAGGATACATCCTGGTGTAGTCCTATAAATGAGGAGTATTACGATTCTGATAAACTGTCCACAGATGGAACGCGTCAATTCTTAGACTCTATTCAAAGTGATAAAGTAAAAGTTATAAGAAAATATGATTTTTGGAATGGTAAAGTCGAGATGTGTAATTCATTTATGAACGATGTTCATGATGCAGTACTGATGGAATTTGATGTTGATGAAATATGGGATGTTGGTGTGCTTCGAGATGTGATACGCTATGCAGAAGAGAATACAGGATTTGATGCAATGTTATTCAGATGTAATTATTTTGTTGGGCCAGATTTAAAGATAACAAATTATGGATGCTACGGGAATCCCGACGATCATTGGCCTCGATTATGGGTGGTTGGACCATATACACAATGGATAAGTCATGAGCCTCCACGAATTAAAGGAATTCATAGACATTTGAATCAAGAGTTTACAAAATCGAAGGGATGGATATTTAATCATTATTCGTATGTCAACGAAGAACAAGTCCGATTTAAGGAAAACTTCTACGGTTATCAAGGAGCAGTCGAAAGTTGGAAGGCTCTCCAAAAGAATAAGGATTTTCCTTGTTTATTACGAAATTATTTGCCTTGGGTTACAGATAATGCTATAGTAGATAGAATATAACATATGGATTATAAGATTTACATAGTACATTACACAAAGAACACTGATAGACGTGCTTATTTAGAAGATAAGTTAAAAGGATTTGATAATGTCATATGGATGGAAAAATTCCAATCTAATGATGAATTATATAATATTCTGTTCAGTATCACCCCTAAAGAGATGCTTGTGTGGCAAGCACATCACTGGATTTTAGGAACTGAATGTGACCATAATGAATATAACAATTCAAGATTCGTAATCCTAGAGGATGATGTGATATTTCCTGATAATTTTGATATTGATGAATTCTTCACTAAGACATTAGATGAATTTCATAAGTCTGATGCAGAGATGATATATATGGGAACTATACCAGGGCTTTCCGTTTCTAATCCCGAAGAAAATAAGAGAGTGTATACTAATGTGAAACAGTGCTCAGTATGTACACATGCATATTCCATAAAAACGACAAATTTTAAATCCATAGCACCTTGTATGGAGACAAACCTTCCTATTGATCATGAGATGAATAGGTTGATAGATAAACATAAAATAAAGGTAGCATGGTCATATCCTGCCCTTGAACAAGGAACGATAACAAATCAGTATAGAAGCAATTTAAGATAATATGTCACAATACCCACAAGCATTTAACGAAGATACCGTTCTTCAAAAAACATTTGAAACATTATTTGAACACAATAAACCTGATCTTATTTTAGAAACAGGAACACATAGGGCAGATACAACCGAATTTTTTTCGAGTTTCGGCGTTCCAGTCATCAGTACAGAGATAAGTTCTGAATTCTATAATATCTCAAAAAATAAATTAGCAGATAAATTTAACGTAACACTGTTGTTAGGTGATAGTGCTACCGCATTGGAAGAGAATTTCGAGCTTATTCAGAACAAAAAAATTATTGCATTTCTCGATTCTCATTTTCTCAATGATCAAGTTTTAGAACGAGAATTGAAGCTCTTAGAGAGATTAAGTGTTAAGCCGATCATAATAATACACGATTTTTATGTTCCAGGGACAGATTTTGGATATGATACATGGGACGGACATAGATATGATTATGAATTTTATAAATCATATCTAGATAACACATATGGCGGAGAACTTAATTATACATATTTTTATAATACAGAGGCGGTAGGATGTAGAAGAGGCGTAATAGTCACGGTTCCCGTTGAGCATGATCCAGAGCCTACTAAAATCTTAAAGAAGAAAAAAATAATATGAGCGAACCATTAACCCATAACTTCACAATTAATTATCCATGTATATCAATTCCTTTTAAAGTAGGATACCAAGAATTGATAGACTTTTATACTAATTTAGAACCACAAACGAAACAGTATTACTGTGATACCATTCAAAAAGATTGGAACGTGGTTGACGTGGGCGCAAATATAGGCATGTTCGCTCTTTTATTTGGTAAATTAACCACCGGAAAGGTGTGGGCAATAGAAGCATCAGAACCTAATTTTGATATGCTACAGCAAAACATAGAACAAGCTGGTCCGTTCGTAGGGGACGTTACACCGTTGAGAAGATACATCTCTAATAAGACATCTAAAGATGCAGGAGAGATACACTACTTCTGGACTGGTAGAGGCTCTGTATGTAGAGAAGCGGGTGAATTTGATTTTGTGACTCTGGATGACCTATTCGAAGATCAAGATAGAATTGATCTAATCAAGATAGATATAGATGGATACGATTTCGAAGCAGTACAAGGTGCCGTCAAGATAATGGAAAGAATAAAACCTATCATGGTTATTGAATTAGTTGATGAGGCATTAAGAATGCACGGATTTAATAAACAAAATGTCATAGACTTTATGACAGAAAATAAATACACCAATACTAAGGTATTGGATAATTGTAATTATGTATTTGAACGAAAAGAATAATATGAAACAGAAAACCGCATTAGTACTTGGGGCCGGGGGATTCATCGGAAATCATCTAGTCAATAGACTTAAAGATGAAGGATATTGGGTTCGTGGAGTGGACTTGAAATATCCAGAGTATCAAGAAAAATCTAGAGCAGATGTTTTTATAATTCTGGATTTGAGTAAAGATGATAGTAAAACATTGGTATATTTTTATTATGATTTTTTAGATAAAAAAATGCATGATTTTGATGAAGTATATCAGTTAGCAGCAGATATGGGCGGAGCAGGCTATATCTTTTCTGGCGAAAATGACGCAAATGTGATGACCAATTCAGGATTAATCAATTTACAATGTTGTAGCGCATTAAAAAACACAAAAACGAAGGTATTTTATTCTAGTTCTGCTTGCATGTATCCTGCATATAATCAGGAAGACCCTGATAATCCTAATTGTAGCGAAGATTCGGCGTACCCGGCAGCGCCCGACTCAGAATACGGTTGGGAGAAGCTCTTTAGTGAGAGGCTTTACCTTGCCTATCATCGTAATTACGGCTTAGATGTTCGTATTGCACGTTTCCATAATATTTTCGGGCCTTTAGGAACTTGGAGAGGCGGAAAAGAGAAGGCACCAGCAGCAATGTGTCGAAAAGTATTAGAATCGAATGGTGAGATGGAAATTTGGGGCGATGGCAATCAAACTCGGAGCTTTTTATATATTGATGAGTGCATCGAAGGTATTCGCAACTTAATGAATTCGGAATTTACTGGTCCTGTTAATATTGGATCGGATGAAATGGTGACGATAAACGAGTTGGTGGATTTGGCATGTTCTTTTGAAGGAAAAGTATTGACGAAAAACCACATCACCGGACCTCTAGGAGTTCGTGGACGAAATTCTGATAATACTTTAATTAAAGAAAAACTTGGTTGGTCGCCTAATTATCCTCTCAGAAAAGGATTAGAGAAGACATATTTCTGGATTAAAGAACAATTAGAAAGTAAATAATTACCTATGATGACAACAGGAAAAGTATTCGGAAACAGTAACATTGCAAATCGCCCAGAATTCGGCGGAGTTGATCCAAGACTAGAAGCCCAACAACAAGAACAAGCACAAAATCTTGCCGATGAACAGTTGAAGCTTGCAAATAATAAGGCAACACTTCTTCAAGAAGCTATCACTAAGTTTCTTGCAAAAGAAATTACTAAGGCAGAGTTCGAAAGTATTACAGAATCATTGAAATAGTATGTTCTGTGTTGTAAAGTATATACTGTGCAGCACAAAGATGTCGAATTTCAAAAGATAAAGTTACAGAATTTCCTATCATATGGAAATGACCCTATAGAAGTTGAGTTTAAAAACGGAATAACTTTTATAACGGGATATAATAAGGACGAAGATGACACAAATGGTGTGGGTAAAACCTCATTAATTGTCGAATCTTTGTCCTTTTTGCTTTTTGGGGAGACATATCGAAATATAAATCTTAAATTAGTTCCTAATAAGAGAACATCTGGCGAATGTATTGTTGAAGGATGGTTAAAGGTGAATGGAAAACAATACCATATAACACGATCACTGAAACCAAGTAAACTTATTTTAGAAATAGATGGTGAGTGGGAACAATATACCAAATCTATAACCGAAACAACTAAAGACATTATAAATGCTCTCGGAATACCGAAGAATGTCTTCACTAATACGGTGGTAATGACTAATAAAGATTCACTTGCATTCTTAAATCAAGACAAAGCACCTAAAGTTAAATTTGTCGAAGGAGTGTTGGGACTAGAGGCATTTGCAGAATTCTTCAAAAAGGCTAAAGATGAATTCAATGCATTGACAGATGAGCGAGATCGGGTGGTTTTTCAAGTATCAGAGTTCGAAAAAAATCTCAAATCTGATAACGAATATCTCGTTAATGCTGATATTAAAAATAAAAATGATATAATCGTTCTTGAAAATAAGATACAAGAACTTAAAAATATTCAACCAGTTGATAATTCCGAAAAACTTAAAGAATTACTAGAACAGAAAGAATCCAAGCTTTTCAGTATTCAGGCAAAGGATGGCAAAATAGGGTTTGCCAACTCTAAGAAATATGAATTGAAATTAAATCTCGAACAAAAACAAAAAACACTTAAACAATTAAATGATACCGTTCTTGCATGTCCTATGTGTAAGCGTTCATTCGAAGAACATAATGCAAAGGTTCTAGATGAAGAGAAAGAGAACCTTTCAAGAATAATTGAAGAAGAGAGCATCGTTATTAAAAAGTTTGACAATGCCATTGATGTAGTACAAAAAGAGAAGGTAAAATTACAAAAAGAATATGCTGATGTTACTAATCAGATCGATAGTATGTTGAAAGAGCAGAAACAATTTGAGGAAAGTCAAAAAGAAATAGACCGATATACAAGTCAACTTGAGATAGTTCATAACTTTGAAAATCCGTTTACGGCTAAGGTGATGCAGACACAAAAATCTCTTGGTAATAAAAAAGAAGAACTTGTAAGATGGAATAATGATGTTAGATTATCGGAGATCATTAAACAGATGGCATCTCCGACAGGAGTGAAATCTATAATGGTGAGAAAGGTCATTGATTCATTTAATGAGAGAATTAACCAGTACATGATAAGACTACACTCCCCATATCGAGTACATTTTGACGAATTCTTTGAAGAAACAATAACACATAAAGATGGTGAGGTATTTTCATATGGTTCATTGAGTGGAGGAGAGGCTAAACGAGTAGATTTCTCTATGCTTTTTGCATTTAGAGATATTCGAAGACTCCAGAGTAATGTATCTATAAACCTAACAGTAATGGATGAGTTATTTGATTCTGCCCTATCAGAAAAAGGAATGTTTAATATTATCGAACTTTTGAAAGAAATGACAGATGAATGTTTTTATGTAGTCACACACAGGTCGAGTAATATAGACGAAACTGGTTGTGATATAATACATTTAATAAAAGAGAATGGAATAACCACAATAGAGAAATAGATTATGGTTGATATTTTAAACGGGCATATTTAAATAATTTAAATATGCCCGTTATTCTTTCTGAACAACCTAAAAAAGTTCCAAATCTAAAGCCATTAAACAGACCAACACTGAGTAAACATTCAGATTTTACTAATTTAAAGAATCCTTTTAAATCATATGGTCCTAAAACATTTGGGGAATTGATGATGAAATCTCGGAATTCGGGTGGTTTTAAACTTCCTGTTCCTGGTGAAGGATTGCCACGGGTCATACATTACTGTGCAGATCAATCAGGATGTGCATTCTGGCGTTTGTTATGGCCCGCAGAGGAACTTTTAGCACACAACAAGGCTGTAGTGATGACTTTGTATCAAATGGTCGTTCTGGGGCAGTTCTATATGGGTATAGATGCAGTCAGATTACAACGCCAATGCACAGAACCACAAGTCGCATTTATAAAATTCCTTCGCAAAGTTTCAGACGATATGAAGCAACAGACCGGAAAAGGATTCCGAATAATCTACGAAGTTGATGATTTAGTCGCTCCTTTTTCCGACTTACCACAATATAATATGTGTGTGGACGCATTCAAAGATGATAAAATACTACACAACGTCATAGAGGCGGTCCATCTTTGCGTTGATAAAGATACTCTTATTTTTTGTTCAGTGGATGGAAAGACGATGGACATCACTGTTGAGGAACTGGAAGAATATTTCAAAGAAGGGAGAGATATAAAAGTTTTATCAAAAAACATAGATACCGGGGTGTGTGGATTTAAACATTTGGATAATTGTATAATAACATCAGAAAACGCAGAAGTGGTGCAGATAACAGATGATAATGGTCACGAATTAATATGTACACCAGATCATCCCGTCTATACACTAAACAGAGGCTGGGTAGAAGCTGGGGCACTAGAAACAACCGATATATTGGATTTTGTATAATTATGTCATCGTCAATAAGTAGTGAATATGACCGATGATCTACTACATAAAGAAAAGATTCCGCAATATACAATATATAAGATTATACTGAATAGTAAGGTGTACATAGGATATACTAAAAGAACTATGTGTAATAGATTACGAGATCACATATATTCGTCACGATGTTCTACTCCTAAAAGTTCCCAAAAACATACTATATTTTCACACGCTATTCGTAAATATGGAGAGGATAATATAATGTATGAGGTATTAGAAACAGTTGGTGACGCTAGACATGCATTAGACCGTGAACAGTACTATATTGAATATTTTGACAGTACGAATAGAGAGAAGGGGTATAATATGTTAAAAAGTAGCGCATGTATAGACTTTGCGAAACGTAATAAAGACTTCTATAAAACAGAATCGTATAGGAGAAAAAGATCAGATTCTGTTGTTGGCGTTCGTAATGGTCGATATAGCGGTGTAACCGATAACCAAATCTTAGACAGAGCGGTAGAATATTTTAAAAATAACAACAATATTCATGTCACTAATTGGTTTGTATTCTGTAAAACTATAAGATATCCTCAGAATTATGATAAAAAAACGACGTTTCGTTTTAATGGTGAGGGAGTGCGGGGATTTCAAAAACAATTTTTGATAAAATGTTTAAATGATAACATCGATATAACTTTCACCCAATTTAGTCCAGTCGAAACAGCAGCAGGATACGATATGGTTGAATTTTTTAATAAAATATATGGCAAGAATATATATAATAAAAAAATAATCAAACCCATTGTCTCGAAAGAGGATAACAAAGAATACATACGAATTATTGAAAATGATTTAGTAGAAAAGGCAATAGAATATTTTCTTACTAACGGGCATATACATTATAGAAAGTGGCGAGAATATAGAAAAAGAAAAGGACTACTACAATCTATCAATAGATTTTTCAACAGAGAAGGCGAATATGGTTTCCGAAAGCAATTTTTAAGAAAATGTATTCAAAATAATATTGATATAACATTGGAACAGTTCTGTTGCTTTAATAGATTATCTGTATTAAATAAAACAAAAACAATACAATTATATTATGATCACTATCAAAAAATTAAAAACCCTCCACAAAGTATATGATTTAACTGTTCAGGATAATCATAATTTTTATGCTAACGGAATATTGGTCAAAAATTGTGATGAAATGACGGTACCTTCGGAACATATGCGCCAGCATTACATAAAACATTTAAACTATGATAAAATATCGGTTATACCTAACTATGCACCAAAGAATTGGATTGATCGTGGATATGACAAGGATCATGTGTTGGAAAATTATAGAAAACACAAATCAAAGCCACGTATCCTGTATGCAGGTAGTGGCACACACTTCGATGTTGCCAACAAGGTTAATCAACAGGATGACTTTGCAGGGGTTGTTGATGCTATTGCAAAAGATATAATGGTTGATAAAAAATATGAATGGGTATTTTTAGGTGCCATTCCTAATAAACTTCGTCAATTCATAGGAAAAGGAATAGAGTTCCACCAATGGTGTGCAATTACCGAGTATCCAGAAATGATTAAGAAATTGAAGGTGAATATCAGTATTGCCCCTCTTCAAGACAATGCATTCGCACGTTCAAAAGCAAATATAAAACTCACAGAGGCAGGTATGCAAGGTATTCCATGTGTTGCACAAAATCTCGACTGTTATAATTTTAATGGATGGAAATATCTATTCGATACAAGTGATGAATTGTTTAAAAAGATTGATGAAATCGTATCTTCTGAACTGAAATATGAAGAAGCTAGTGATTTTGCAAAGCATTACTCAGATGCATACATGTTACAAGACCATCTAGATGAATATGTGTTATTGTATACGACCGATTATGGAGACGAAAAACGGCGTGAGTGTAGATCATTCGTACAAAATAACCCAAAACAGTTTGTATAGAAATAAAAAAACCCGCTAATTTCTTAGCGGGTTTTTTATTTAATATCTTACTTTCCGGTGGCTTCTTTTAATCCATCGTAATAGATTTTTTCTACCTCACCCACATTTTCAATTTTGTTGAAAATTGTTTCAGCAGCCTTTACAAACTCTTCTTTTTTGGTTTTCTTCAACTTTTCAAACTCTTGTTCTTTAAGTTTAAAAGCCTTATCCATCTCGGCATATTGCTTTAATAGATTCCTCAGACCTTCCTTTGTGTCTTTAAGAGTAGATTCTCTCTCCTCTTTAAATAACTCATCAACCAATCCACCAAGTTGATCCTTTGGTGTTTTGTTAGGGATTTTCAGATTTTGCTTCCCACCAACAATAGCAACTAATTTGTTGAGTGCTGATGTGAATTTCTTCTCTGTTTTATTATTCTGTTCTTGTTCGTTTACTTCGGGTTCTTGTGTATTTTCGTCTGACATAATATTTTTTGATTTTAATTTAAGATTAATTGAACTTAATCGCAGCAATATCGCACATATTAAGAGAAGAGTCAATATCTAGTGCGAGTTTTTGGTATTTTACCCCCTCGTATTTTTTCATCAGTTCTATTCGAATATCACAAAGATCAGATTCATACTTCTCTTCGAGCCGATTTATTGCATCTTCTGTCTCATTATCCCTTACCTTCATAGCATATAGGTGGTTTTGTTCTAGTTTATTAACCAACTCCTTCACCTTAGATGTGTGATCCTCATCAATAGCCTGATTATTTTGAGCAAGCCAATTTTTAAACATTTCATATAATTCATTACCGATACGGTCTATGTTTATATGATCTCTTGGAGCCAGTAAATGCAACTCCCCGTAAATATTATCAAATTCGTCTTTTTTCATTTAAATGTAATATTTTCTATATCTGAGAAATCTATTTCGGGAATTTTTATTGAATCGGTGTTTACAAAATATTCTAACAGTCTATCTGTTACATAACAATTCATTACAAAAACAAGCTCATCGACAAATTCTTCACCAATAAGCGGATACTTGTCTAATACCTTTTTAATATTCGTACGTACACACATCATAGCAATTAGAATTTCATATTTTCTATATCTGAGAAATCTAATTCGGGAATATCCATAAACTGATTATAATTTATATGGTCTAAATTCGAATTTAGATTACGCAATCTATCTTCGTTCGGAACACCTCGATCATCAAACTGTAAATTAGAAACAAAGTATCCAAAAGGAGATTTTTTTAATGTGATGATGGGCACCATCTTCTTTGTGTACCGAAACACATTTGCAGTTCCAAAGAAATCCCCAAAAATATACTTAGCATCAAATCCACGGATAGCCGACATACACAGTACCTCGGCCCTCACCTGTGTAAAAGCACATGATTTCGTATTTAATTTAGAATTTATAAACTTTATAAGATATGGTAAATCCATACCCTATTATATACCTGTTCTTTCTCCTTGCAAGCAGTTTCTTTTAGGGTTATTGTAACTTAATGCTACGAAATATATTCTACGACAGACGGCGCTCAATCATTCATCATTGGTTATATGATGAACAAGGAGAGGCTATACATAGAAAGGTTCATTTTAAACCATATCTATATATTCCTTGTGTCGATCCTAAGAAACAAGATGCAATAGGAATTGATGATAAACCTCTTACAAAAAAAGAGTTTGTATCTGAGTGGGAGCGCAACGATTATCTTAAAACATATAAAGGTGTACCATATTTTAATTTACCACCAACTCAGCAATATCTTTTAGAAAATTACTATACTAAGGATATTCAAGAACTTACGAGTCAACCTCTTAGAACATTCTTCTTCGATATCGAGGTTATCTCGGATGAATTCCCCGACCCAAGAGATGCCAAATATCCAATAACATCCATCACCATTTTCGATACAAAGACAAAGAAATATTATGTATGGGGTATTAAGATTTATGATCAATATTCGTGTAAGGATCACCTAGAAGGTGTTGAGCCAGAGGAAATCGTTTATAATTACTGTGTAAATGAAAAAGACCTTCTCAAGAAGCTCTTGAGATTCTGGCGTGCAAACTTTCCCGATTTAATATGCGGCTATAATTCTTATAGTTTTGATATCCCTTATATTGTTCATAGAATTGATCAAGTATTCGAAAAGGGTAAAGGATCATTACTATCCCCTGTGGATTACATATACGGACAAGAGAAAGAAAACAAATTCTCACAAACCTATATGGAATATACCATTGGTGGAATTTCGCATTTGGATTATATGGTTCTATATAAAACATTTACCCCTGGTGAACGTGAAAGCGATTCCTTGGATTATGTTGCAAAAGAGGAAGAGGTTGGTGGAAAGCTCGACTATGGAGATACATCGTTACAAGAACTATCAGTCAAAGATTGGAATAAGTTTATAAATTATAACATATGGGACGTAAAAATTCTTATGCTTATAGATGAGAAGAGAAAGTACCTGGACATTGCCCGTTTCTCTGCATTCAGCGGATTCTGTAATGTAGATAAAGCACTTGGGAAGGTTGCAGTTATCGGGGGAATTATTGCAAAACAGGGTCTTATTAATAATCGCATCATAACTACACAACGCGAAGGCGAAAAAGAAACTATTCCAGGAGGCTTCGTCAAAGAACCGGAACCGGGGATGTATGATAACATCATGGTTATGGATTTAAATTCTCTTTATCCGAATACAATCATAACATTGAATATTTCTCCTGAAACCAAAGTCGGAAAGATCATTAAAAAGGATGATGATATTTTCACAGTTGATTTTTGTAAAGCACGAAAGATAGTGGATATTCCAAAGGAAAAGTTTTTTACCCTTATCAAAGAAAAGGGATGGGCATTGAGTGCAGCAGGGGTATTATTCAGCCAAGAAAAGAAAGGATTGTGCGCTGAATTTGCTGATGATCTCTATCAAAAACGGAAAAAGGTTAAAAAGATCATGTTCCAATATGAAAATGATCTTCTTTCGATGGAAGAAGGTTCAGATGAGTATAAAAAAACAAAGCATATCATATCACAATTGGATACGGAACAATATTTGTATAAAATTTTATTAAATTCTACATATGGAGTATTGGCGAACAGATTCTTCGTTTTGTATGACTTAGATTGTGCCAAGAGTATTACACTTACGGGACAAGCACTCATTAAACAATCAGATAAAATAGCAAACGAATATATGCAAGATGAATGGAATCTGCCTAAATATGACAGGGTAGTGGCAGAGGATACGGATAGCGTGGCTTCTGATTCTGTAATTAGAACAAACAGAGGTACTATGACTATTGAACAATTGTTCGATCTGTATCAAGATAATTCTAATGTACTACAGATAAGAAATCATGAGGTAATAGATACATCAGAAACGCTTAAATGTATGACATATGATAATCAATTATCAGAACCATACTTAGGTAAAGTCAGATGTATTATTCGTCATAAAGTTTCTAAGAAAAGATATAAAATATCTACCCATGATAAAACAATATATGTTACTGATGATCATTCTTGTATGGTGGTACGGGGTGGTTTGTTGATAGAAATTAAACCCTCTGAAATATTGTTAACTGATAAATTGCTTACAATAGAAAGTGGTGTCTTATGCAATAAGTAATTTTAATGGCAAAATTATATTCTAGTAGATTATACAATAAATTTTTCAAAATAACAAATGATCACATATATAATGATTATATATGTGATGCTATGAGCAAATTCTCTAATATATACTTTAATGGACATGTATATGAATTTTTTGAAGACTATATAAAATACAATGGCAATTGTGCTAACATTGTCGCCCAATTTGAAAATTATAAAAAATTAGGAACTGGAGTAACAGAACAGAGAATGATAATTAGATATGGTATAGATGAGGGAATGAGAAGATGGAATAACTATGTTCAGAGACAGTCCTTAACAAACACCTTTGAGTATAAACAATCAAAATACAACTGGACAGAAGATGATTTTAAAACCTACAACCAAAGCCGCGCAATAACAGAAACTAATTTGATATTGAAACATGGTTCGGATAAAGCTGCTATTATATGGAACAGATACAGAGAACAGCAGAAATATGCAGGATGTAGTCTACAATATTTCAAGGATAAGTTTGGCGAAAAAGACGGTTACGAATTTTATATACAGTTGAATAAAAATAAAGCATTGACAATGAATAATTTTATACGAAAATATGGAGAGGTTATTGGTCAAGAAAAATTCAACAGTTATGTATTGAAACAAAGTATAGATAATAAACGAACTTCGAAAATATCACAGGACTTTTTTGATACATTATTGTCTAATATATCTAATAACAATTATGAAAATATATTTTATGGACGAAAAAATTATGAATACTTTTTCACTAATAAAGCTGTAAATAATATATATTTTGTTGATTTTTATGATATATCTTCGAATAAAGTAATAGAATTTTATGGAGATTACTATCACTGCAACCCTAATAAATATACACCCGAGTATTTCAACAGCAAAGTACAGATGTCAGCACTCGACATATGGAACAAAGACAGAGATCGGATACATAATATAGAAAAATACTTCGGAACAAATGTTCATATAGTATGGGAAAATGAATTAAAAAATTTCAAAGAACGAACACTACAGCAATGCTTAACATTTTTAAACTATGACAACTAAAATAGAAGATATTACAGGTATAGAAGAATGCGGAAATTTTGATGATGAATATGTATATGATATACAAATGGAAAATGATACAGATCATACATTTTTTGCTAATGATATCCTTGTGCATAATTCTGCGATTCTTTCCATAGACGATATTCTTAAATTGTCAAAATCGCGAATAGTTGATGATCAGGGCGATTTAACCCCTGAGTTCATAGAAATAGAGAACAAAATTACTAAACATTTAAATGATGGTGTAAAGAAGTGGGCAGAGAAGACACTCAATACAAAGGATTGTCGTTTTGAATTCAAGCGGGAATCGGCATGTCCCAAGGCAATTTGGGTCGGAAAGAAGCATTATATAATGCACATCAAGAATTCCGAAGGTGTGAAGATGGATAAATTTAAATATAAAGGTTTATCGGTTGTTAAATCATCCTTTGCAGAGAAGACAAAAAATATTACAAAATCCATTGTTCGTGGTATCTTTGAAGCACCTGATAAAGCTATTGCAGATAAATTCTTTTACGAATCGTATGACGAGTTTTTTAATCTTTCAATCAATGATGTATCCACAAGATCATCTATAAAGGTATTGGATAAATGGGAGAATACTACGAATTGGTCTGAATCAGGTTCGGGATGTCCCAGACATGTAAAATGTTCACTACATTATAATAAATTAGTGAAAATGCTTAAACTTGATAGTAAATATCCTTTAATTGAAGGTGGTAAAAAAATAAAACTTGTATATGTTAAACCAAACAAATATAATATTGAAGGAATCGCATACCTTGACCAACTTCCAGAAGAATTTGAATTAGAAGTTGATAGAGATGCAATGTTTGATAAATGCGTTATTAAATGTTTAGAGCCTATTTTTAATGCACTTAAATGGAATGTCCCAAACCCTAAAAAACAACTTGAAATCTCGTTGGACGACCTTTTTGGTTGAACTGCGAAGACGGTATAATATCATTTTCGAAGATAGAGATATACTCTTAATACGAGAGGATTATCTAAATAATAGATGGATTTCTAAGCAAGAGTTGATCATTCTTAAAAATTGGGAAACTCAGGAATTTATAAAGGAATACGAAGCACTGAGAAGTCAATACAAAGACTTGTTATCAGGATTCAACATGAATGCATTATCTAATTATCAATTATTAGAAAGAAAAATGCAAGGAAAAATGTAAAATACTTGATTTGAATACCATTAAACGATTAATAATGGTATGGAAGAAAAAATCATAGGAATTCTTAAAGATGTTAGCGAATTTTTTGTTGCTACTCTTATAGATGAAACAAAAACCACAATACGTATTAAAAACCCTGCATTCTTAGGAATCGGCGGGCAAGACGGACAAGTTAATATCAACTTTATACCAGTTGAGATGCTTAGTCTCAATCCACCAGTAAACATAAGAAATTTACTTGAAGACCCCACAGAGGAAACCGTCTTTGAATTGGCTAAATCTTCGGTTTGGAAATACGATTATAAACTTAGCGACAAAGTTACCGAAAATTACAGACAATTAACTAATAAATCAGCGATCATTACACCCGATAAGAGTATTGTAAAACCTGATGATAACATTGTAAAACTATTCTAATTTATGGATACACATTATACAGCTAAGAATGCACTCACCGACTTTAATATATACGAGAGTATCATGTCAGGGGCAGGTTATCGAGATTTTCCAAGAGGCTTTCTATTTAAAACTTTTTTAGGGTGGACCGACAACCAGATCAAGACGCATGAAAAAGAATATGCAAGACAAATTCACAAGAAAAAAAGAACATATGATCACGACGTAGGTAAGTCTGATGCTTGTACTGCCAGCGACCCGTGTCGAGGATAAACATTTATGGAACAACAAAACGAACAACTAAACGTATTAACCGATCTCGAAAAGGAGAGTGTTGAGCTATTTAAAGCATATCTCAAAGACCTTCTCAAATTTAGGATCAAAGGAACGGCATCAGCAGCAACAAGAGCACGAAAATCATATTCATCTCTAACAAAGCTTTCTCGAAAAGTCCGAAAGGGTATTCAAGTCGATAAAGTTGAAAAGGTTAGGCTTCGTAGAGAGGCTAAACAGGCACGACTAACATCCCTATAAACGATACATTTATTACTATAAAAAAAGGCGAAATATCTAGCATATTTCGCCTTTTTTCTTGAATAAGAAAGTTTCGTAGAGTATAATATACTATATATGGCTGAAAAACAATCGCTCTATCAAAGAGCAAAAAAATCAACGATAATTAATTCCAAATATTATAACGACAACGAGGTTATACCATTTGATGCCCCGATTCTAAACCTTGCCTGTAATGGTTCCCTACACGGAGGTCTTCCAGCAGGAATCCTGATGATTGCTGCTCCACCAAAGCACTTTAAATCATCCTTGATGATTCAAGCAATGCAAGGATTTCAAAAGAAATATAGCAAAGAAGAAAATCTAATTATATTTTATGATAGCGAATTCGGAACACCTGATGAATATTTCGTTACTGCGGGAGTGGATGTATCACTAGAGAAGTTTGATAGACGACCAGTATTATCTGTAGAAGAATTTCGCAGTGATATTGCAAATTTACTAGAAGGCATTGAACAAGGGGATCGTATCTTAATATGTCTAGATTCTCTCGGGATGTTACCATCTAGTAAAGAGATTAAAGATGCAAAAGAAGAGTCGGAAAAGGCTGATATGACCCGTGCCAAAGTTATAAAATCAGTGTTTAGAATTGTGAATCCGCAACTATCCTTGAAAGGTATTCCTATGATTGTAATTAACCACACATACCAAACTATGGATATGTATCCAGAAGAAGTAGCGGGGGGTGGTAGAGGCGCACAATACGCAGGACATACCCTATGGAATATGGGAAAAAGAATGATCAAGGAAGGCGGAGAACTTACTGGACATGACTTCGTTGTTCGTGCTAAATTTTCCCGATATGTTCGGGAAAAATCTGAATTTCCTATTACGGTTTCCTATGAGGATGGTATTAAGAAATACTCTGGATTGTTCGATCTTGCCTTTGATAATGGATTTATTAAATCAGAGAAACAGGGTTGGTATATAGTGCCTCATAAAGACAAAGCTTGTCGTCGAGCCGAGTTAGAAGAAGATGCAACATTCATGGAATCTCTCCTTGCAGACAAAGGTTTCTGTGATACAGTAGAATCACGTTACAAATTATGATCAACAAGATAAAAAGAGATAATCCACAGTTTGATTTAATAGATCGGTATGAATGGATTGGCAACATTCAACACAATATAACTGATTTCAATTCGCACCTCGAAGGTTTGAATAAGAAGTTTGATCAACAACTATATAAACAGACAATAACGACTTCGGTGATCTTTGATTATACCATCTTAGAAAAGTATAGAGACGTTTACCTGAAATCGATGCCGTTCGTCCTCAATCAAGGACTTGTACATAATTATATTTTCCAAATATCACATCAACTCATCGTCTGTCTCATGTTGGGTAAAGTTAAAGATGATCGATTGATTCTTATACCAGATTTTCATTCAACGTGTCTGGGATTACCGTATAATTTCATTATGGATAATCTTGAATATGTAATTGATGAAGAAAAGAAATCATTAGGTTTTGGAGGAGTATAATATGAACAATAATAAAGAACTAGAAATAGTATTAGAAGAATGGGACAACGTTGCAAATGGTACAAAGACTGTGCCATTGCTTCAATTAGGAACTGCCAACTCTGACATTAAACAAGAGCGTCGAGTATTTGAATATTGCTCGAAAGTCTTAAAAAAGATTCTAAGTAAATCTGATGATAAGAGCAACGATTAAAAGCACTGGAGCATTAATTAATAAGCCAAGGATTTCTTACATAGATATTTTAGAAGAAAATAAATTAGCTATTGAGAGAAAGAACGAAGACACTAATAAACTCGAACAGTTCACTATTCTGGAACTGTTCGAGTTTTATAGTAAAAATTCGTCCTATGAGAAACAGATGGGAGATAGAGAAAATCCTATGACTACTGATCTATGGGAAACGTGGTTCATGAACAAATACGTAAGAGGCAGAAACATTGAAAACGGAATAATATCAATATCATATGAGCGTATTTGACGAAAATAGAACTAAATGTACACATTGCGGAGATTATATAAATCATTGGGACCAATCTTCTAACGATTATCATAACACAGGAATATGTGCAGAGGCTAAGAGGAAAAAAGAACAAAAAATACTAGAGCGTATGAACGAAATAGGCAGATTAACTACTGCAATACGTTTAGCCGAACGTTTTGAGGGAAAACTACCCAAAGACTATGACTATCTCCTTGATTTGGAACACACACTAGCCGACATTTAAGAATGGCAAAACTAGACCTCGACTTTTTTGAAAAAGTTATAATTCAACAGTGTCTCAAAAAAGAATCGACATATATATCATCTATTATCGATTACCTCGATAAGGAACTTTTTAAAGACCCCGATATTGCATCAATAGTCAATATCATTAAGGACTTTTATCTTGAACGATCAACAATTCCGACGTTAACGGAACTTGCAACCCGAATAACAACAAGCTCTCTAAGAGAATCCTTACAAAATGTCATAGGACATGTTAAGAAATTAGATAAGGATTATAATGAAGACGAGCTTATTGCAAATACCGAAATATTCTTAAAACAGAGAAAATTCGGAAAGTTGATGGAGACAACTATCGACAAAAAGGTATCTAATAAAGAATATTCTATAGATGAATTTCAAACCGAATCAGAGAAGATTCATTCGATATGTTTAATCGATGATCTTGGTTTGGATTATTTCGAAGATATATATGTGGTAAAGGAGTATCTACAAAAGACTGACAATCTATTATCGACTGGATATAAAGGCTTGGATGATGCATTCGGTGGCGGATTTCAAGCAGAAGGTAAGGCAATTTATGATATCGGTGGTGAAACCAACGTCGGGAAAGCGCAACCTGTTAATCTGAATATACTCACTCCTTTGGGTATGAAACGATTTGGTGATTTGAAAGTGGGTGATGAAGTTTTTGGAAAAAACGGGAAACCTATTAAAATAACTCATATACATCCACAAGGAATTAAGAAAACATATAAAGTTAAATTTATGGATGGACGTGAAACTCTGTGCTGCCCTGAACACTTATGGACTGTGTGGAATTCCACTAAAATGCGGTATGAGACTATGGACACAGAGACTATAAAGTTTAAAATAGAGAATTATGTAGTATATAAGAATCGTATTCAAGTGCCTCTCTGTAACTCTGTGGAATTTAATAAAGACAAGGAATTTCTAATACATCCATATGTTATGGGATGTCTTTTAGGTGATGGTGGACTCACTCAGAAGTATGCTAATTTTACTAATTTCGACAAGGAATGTCTGTCGAAGTTTACAAAACTAGTAGAACCCCTCAATATACAATTATCAGGAAGTAGAAAAACGGGTCTAACTAGAATAGATAGAGATCAACCCGACAATAATCTTAGAAAAGAATTGCTTCGATATGGATTGGTAGGAAAATCTTCATCTACAAAATTCATTCCTGATGATTATTTATTCGCATCTGTAGAGGATCGGTTTGCGTTACTAAGCGGTTTCATCGATACAGATGGATTTATTGGTAAAAATTCTTCTATAGAGATACTACTTAAAAATAAGTTAATGGTGGACCAATTGGCATTTATTATAAGATCATTGGGTGGGACAGCTAAAACTTCTATTCGTTGCAAACCTTATAAAGGAGAACTAAGAGAATATCACGTCGTAAGAATTAGATTCCCTCATCACCTCAAAGAAAAATTACAATTAATTTCTAGAAAACATACCCGTTTATTTGAATTTGGTAAAAATAAGAAACAAACTATACACAATAGTATCCTTTCCATCGAAGAAAGTGGTGAGGAAGAGTCTATGTGTATAACTGTAGACTCCCAGGATCATTTATATCTAACTAATGATTTTATCGTAACACATAATTCGATATGTCTTGCAAACATTGTAGTAAATGTTCTGATGCAGAATAAGAGAGTGGTGATTATATCACCCGAAATGTCAGAAATGCGCTATGCAAAACGCATCTCTGGTATATTAACCGGAATTGCGATTGATACTTTAAAGGATGATATGGATAATTTTCAAGAGAGAATAGATGAATTTAAGAAAAAATACGAATCTAGGCTAATAGTTAAAGAAGTCCCCACAAAAGGGGTATCAGCAAAAAATGTATTAGGATATTTAACTAAATTAAAAAATCGTAAAGGTTTTATTCCCAGTCTTATATGTATCGACGGTCATGCATTACTCAAATCCAGTATAAATCAAGGAAGTGTTCATGCAAATATTCAACATATTGTTCAAGAATGTCGAGGATTAAGTTATGCATTTCCCGCACCAGTGCTTACGGTAGCACAACTTAATCGAACCGCACATAAAACCAATAATCCAGGGCTTGATAGCGTTAGCGGTAGCTGGGATAGCTTATCGGATTTCGACGGGCATGTTAATATTTGGCAAACAGATGAGGACAGGGAAGCTAATATCATTCGATATGGGGGCAAAAAAGTTCGAGATGGTGCAAAAGGCGCGGAAGGATTTCTTAATATTGACTATGATACACTAAAATTGAGTGAAGATAATAGCATGTTGGATGATTATGCATCGGCGGACTCCTCGAAAAAAACATTAAATGAGCTTTTAGACTTTGATAAATTAATGGGTGGTGATTAAATAATGGAAATGATTCCAGAAGATTTCGTCGCTCCATGTGCAAGTACCCAAATAAGCAGAGAAGAATTAGAAGAAACAATTAACAAATTTGGTTCTTTTATAACATTGCTAACCAATAAACCAGTGTCATGCGTGACCATGTTTCTCTTAATACAGAAACATCCTGAACTTCGACAGATACTTGTTGATCTTGCTGATACCTCTTGGTATACTATCGTCGAATATATGGCGTATCGTTATCCCGTTTTAAATAAATCTAAAAAGATAAAATAATATGCATCCCGACTATATAAAAGAAATTGCAGAGCAATGGGTTTTTGATTTAACAGATTTCGTTAATAAAATTCTATTAGAAGATGATAAAACGGAAATTATATCTATGATATTATCCGTAATTCATCGGGACGCTCACTGTGCATTGCAAGATGTTGCAAGATGTTGCAGAGTCAGCGGTTGCACTAGATTGGATGTGTGAATTTCAAAAGTTTAAATGTTCATATGCACTATACCCCAATAAATTAAACAACCTTCTTATTGTTGCAGTATATATGCATTGCAGAAATGTAGAAACTGCCGAGTACATTATTAGAGGACATTTATATAGAAATGGTCATACTATATATTCGAATGTCTTAAAGAAAAACATATTAATTGATGCGAAATTTATTAAACGAGTGAATGAATTCTACAAAA